GTGTTGCAGGAGAGGATAACCCCTTGATGCAGATGCACTTTCAAAATCCACAAGGTGCATCATCGAGGACGAGTAAATGAACCGGCTGGTGTCGTCGGACCGGTAGACATTGTACCCGATGATCTCGCCGTAAGGCCCGAACTGAACTCCGTCCCACATACGGTCCGGAACCTTGCCCTCCTTCGGGTCGCCAACCTTGTGCGCCTCAAAAATCTGGAGCTTGGCTACCCCGCCGCCGTTGCGGACCTTCGCGACGAAGTTGTCCCCATCCCGGAGCATCCCACGGAGGCCGAGCCGCTGGATGTCGTAAAAGCTGAAGCGTCCGGTGATGTCGAGCCGCTGGCTCTTCTCCAGGAAATACTCCTCGTACAACCGGGCGTTCTGCTCGGAGTCTGCGTGGCTCTGACCCACGATCCCGTCCCCGCAGGTGTAAAGGACGGTGTCCCCGATGACCTGCCGGAAGAGGCCGGAGTTGCGCTCGGCCCAGCGGCACTTCCGGACCATCGTGTCACGATCGTACGGCGTTAGGTCGCGACGGAAATCCTGCGCAGGGCCGGTGAAAAGGTAGCGACGGGCGTTGCTGGCGTTGACCGATTGCCACCCCAGCTGGGACGCATTCGGCTTCGGCGCACCGGAATCGGCGGCTCCGGGTTTCTCTCTCTTCCTTTTAGGGGCCATAAATCAGTCGTTTCGGTTTTCCCAAGAGGTCGAGATGATGGACCGACGGTAACCGTAGGTCTGGGGATCGAGCCGGGACAGGGCGAAGAGCGCCTCCGACAGCATCTCCTTGGGGGTCATCGCAAACTGCTTGGAGGCCGAAGAGCCGCTGTCGCTGTACGACATTAGGGTCTTGCCCGACTTGATCATGGCAACCGCCTTGTCCCGGATGTCCTTGAGGTCGCACTCGGAAAGGCCGATGAAGATGCCGGAAGCCATTTGAAAATGACCAGCGTGGCAAGGGGCGGGGTTGCCAGACCCTTATGCCCTCGATTGGACCGCAACGACTCGATCCTCTGGCAACCCCGCTTATCAAGATGCTTCCCCTCCAGGATTGCTTTGCAAGTCATTTTCCGTCTGGTCCTTCCCCACGATCCCCCAGCGCACCGCGACGAGCAGGTTCAGAAGCTCGCAGTCGAAGGCGTGGTTGTCCCGCTTCCCCTGCGGAAGTATCCACTGCGGCTTGCCGGTGCGCCGGTCCTTGATGCGGACCTCCGAGTTCATCTGTTCGATGTATTCGGGTGCGGCGTCGCGAGCGTAGGTGAAGAGCCGTCTGGCCCGGAGGCCGTACATCAAATCCTTTCCTGCGAGGTTGGACCAGACCACCAAGACGGCCCTCTGGGTCATTCCGGGGACGAGGATCCTCTGCCGTTCCGAATAGAACCTGCGGACCGATTTGCCCTCCGGGGTCGAGATCGCGAAATCCTCGTTGCCGGAACCCTTGGCGCACTTCCACCCACGCTTCGCCGTCTCCCGATAAACATCCGTCGCCTGATCCCCTGCGTCCACGAATACGAGGGCGGGGTGGACGGCGTGGGCCTTGGCAAAGGCCTCCACATCGCTCCAGGTGTCGAGCTTGGAGAACGCGACGAGGCGGCTGTGACCGGTCCTCGCCCATTTGCGGACGGCGGCGTAAAGATGCCCACGCTGAACATCGACCCCCATCGTGTGCATCGGGATGGACCCCGGAGGGGCGTCGGCACGATCGTGGAGCTTTGCCTTGGGGCTTATCATCGCAACCCGGTCCCAGTCGTCCTTGAGGGAGTAGTCGGAGGACTCGGCGGTGGACACCATCTCGCCGCCTTCCTCGCTCCACGGCATCGCCAGCCGCTTCTGCTTAAAGATGCGACGAGGTTCCTCATCGGCATAAAGGTCTGCGCTCTCCTTGGCCTTGAGCATCATCACTCCAAGCTCGCCCCAGCTCATCGAGGCCAGCGAGTTCCAATGCAGGCCGACCTGCCCCGGATTGACGCTGACCGATGTGGGGATGAACCTCGCCCCTCGATCCGGACGGTTGGCCTCAAACCTCGTCGCGTTGCTATCCGGCAGACGGACCCCGCAACCTTGGCACTCGTAGGTCGTCCCGACCATCACCTTGGCGAGATCCCAAGTCCCTCCGACCTTGGCATCGTCCGGAAACCTAATCTGCTCCCAGAGCCACGGCTGGACCTTGGAGCATTCCGGACAGGCCATCGACCAAGTCATCTGGTTCGATTGCTCGTGGATCTGGTGGAACTCCTGTCCGGCGACGCCGCCCTGCGAAAGGAACACCCGCTTGCCCATCCAGCCGAAGGCCGTCACTCGGGCCGACGCTTCCGCAAGGTGTCCAGGAGGCGCAAGCCAGCACTCGTCTGCGATCACATAACGGAGCGACAGACGCTGAAGGTTCGACTCGTTCCAGATGCCTCGGCAGTAAACCGTCATCCGATCGAAGTCCGCAGTGGTCGACCTGTCGCTGTCGGCCTCGGAAAGACGGGCCATCACCGGAGGGCAGTTTTTCCAGAGGGGCCGAAGGTATCTGAGGGAGAAGTCCTTTGCCTCCGGGTCGTTGGCTTGGAGGATCATCATCGGTCCGGGTGCGTTTGCGATCGCGTGGCAGGAGAACAGCCGGATCAAAAGGGACTTGCCGGATTGGATGGATGCGAGGACCGTCGCCAGCCGGGTCTCCGGGTCGGAGATGATGCGCAGGGCTTCCGCAATCCACGGAGTCCTGGAAGATCTGAACGGCCCCGGCATCGGGCTGTCGGGGATCGCGAGGACATTCTTCTCGGCCCATTCCACCGGATCGCCGTCGTCCGTGGGCCGGAGAAGGGTCCGGGCGTACCTGATCAGTTCGGCCTTGTTCATTCGGCTTTTGACAGATCGTCGCGAACCTTGCGGACCCACGCCTCCAGGACCTTGACCGCCTTGGCGGGGCTGTCGGGATTGCAAAGCTCGGCGCACTCCAAGGGAAGCTTGTCGAGCCGGTTGAGGAACTCCCCCACCAGATCCTTCACCACATCCTTGGAGTCGATGGCCCGGATGTATTCACGGCTCACGACGGCGAGGCGGTCCGCTTCGGCCTTGAGCTTCGTGAGCGTCATCACCGTCTTGTCGTAGGAGGCGTAAAGGCGTGACTGCTGTGGCGAGTTCTCACGGACCGCCTTCACATATTGGTTTCGGGCGACCTGGACCAATATCCGCTGACGCTCCACGATCGCGTCGAAGGTCTCAAGGGTCGTCGCCCCGGTCTCCTTTATCGAGTCGTCTGCGGCACTCGGCTGGATGCCGCTGTGCGGGATGCCGGTCTGGTGATAACGCTCGGCCCTCCATCTCTCCGCATCCTCAAACGAGGTCAGCGGACAGCCCTCCGCGACGAGCTGACTGATCCGGCCCTTGGAGAGTTCCCACCTCTCCACAAGCTGGGACTGCGTGATCGCCATCAGCCCTTCTCGGTGAACGGCTGTCCGGTGGACTCAAGCGTCGCCCTCTTGCCGGTGTATTCCTGCCAGCGGCGCACGATCACATCGCAGTAAATCGGGTCGAGTTCCAGGACCGCCGCCCTGCGTCCCAACTGCTCGCAGGCGATGACCGTCGTCCCGGAGCCGCCGAATGAGTCCAGCACCCATTGACCCGCCTTGCTGGAGTTCCCGATCAGGTAGGCAAAAAGCTCCACCGGCTTCATCGTGGGATGCTCGCCGTTCCGGTTGGGCCTCGGAATCTCGATGCAGGTGGACTGCGATCGGTCGCTGTACCAATTGTGACCTGCGCCCTCCTTCCATCCGTAAAGGCAAGGTTCGTGCCTCCACTGATAATCCTGCCGACCCATCGTGAAGGTGTTTTTCACCCAGATGATGCATTGCCGGACCTGCCAGCCGATGTCCCTCGCCGCACCACGGAAGTTGTATCCCTCCGAGTCGGCGTGCCAGATGTAGAACACGCCGCCCTCAACGAGGTTCGCATCGGCGGCGGCGTAGGAGGACTTGAGGAAGGACCGGAACTCGTCGTCCCCCATCGAGTCGTTCTTGATCGTCAACGCCTCCTCCGTCTTGCCGGTGTAGGCGATGTTGTATGGCGGGTCGGTCAGCCAGAGGTCGGCCTTGTTCCCGCCGAGCGCGATCGCGACCTTCTCCGCATCCAGCGAGTCCCCGCAGAGCAGGCGGTGCTGACCGAGGATCCAGACATCCCCCGGCCTCGTCACCGGCTCCTTCTGCGGCTCCGGAACATCGTCCGGGTCCGTCTCTCCGTCCGGCGTCGAGGACGCAAGGATCGCGGCGACCTCGTCCTCATTGAAGCCGGTCAGAGAAACATCGAATTCCTCAATCTTCAGCTCCTGCAACTCCAGGGCCAGCATCGCCTCGTCCCACCCGGCGTTGAGGGCTAGCTTATTGTCGGCAAGGACATAGGCCTTCACCTGCGTAGGCGTGAGGTGCGAAAGGGAGATGGTGGGAACCTCGTTGAGGCCGAGCTTCTGCGCCGCCAACGCCCTGCCGTGGCCTGCCACGATACCGCCGTCGTCACGGATCAGAATCGGGTTGGTGAAGCCGAACTCTTTAATCGAGGCCGCGATCTGGTCGACCTGCTCCGGCGAATGCGTCCGGGCGTTCCGGGCATAGGGGATCAGGGAGGCGAGAGGCCTCATCTCTATCTTGGGGTTGTGAACGCTCATGA